AAAGCGATCAGAGCGCAGTCCATTCGCGGTAGAATGGCTCAGGAAGGGCTTTACGTGCCCGAGAAGGCGGATTGGTTTCCGGCGCTGCGCAGCGAGCTGCTGAGCTTCCCAGCGGGCAAGCATGACGATCAGGTGGACGCATTGGGATTGATTGGGCAACTGTTGAACAAAATGTCGCTTGGGCAGCATCCGCCGGAAGTCGAGAAGCCGAAGAATATATCCGGCTACAAAACCGTATCGTCCGGCGGGGGCGACAGTTTCAAGGCATACTGACATGAGACAGTACAACCCAAAGCCATACGACCCGACGCCGCGACCGAGCCCGCGCGATTATGGCTGGTGGTATGGCAAGCCGGGGAAGCTGCGATGAGCGACGGATCGGAAGTGTTCGCTCTGCTGTCGGCATATCAAATCAAAGCCTTCGCGGAGGGTCTGATCGACAATCTTCGCTTTGATCCAAAGACGGGCATGCTGAGCTATGAGATAACAGACCAGCCCGGCTCATCGATGCTGTTCAAGGTGCCGGACGATCGCGTAACTCGCTGGCGCGAGCTGCAGGCCAAGGTCATTCACTGAAATGTCCGCAACGGTCCTCAAAATGCCTGCCAAGTCGCGGGATAGCGGACCTGCGCCTGACGATTATTTCGACGTCACAAGGCTAAGACAGCAATACAACGAGTTTGCGTCGAACAAGACGGCTGAAGCCCGTGAGATGGTTGAAAGCCGCCATTATTACCACGCGGACCAGTGGACGGCTGACGAAATCCGCAAGCTTAAGGACCGCAAGCAGCCAGTTGTCACGTCAAACAGGATTGTCCGTAAGATCGATGCCATTGTCGGGCTGATAGAGCGGCTACGGCAAGATCCGAAGGGCTTTCCGCGGACGCCAAAGCATGAGGAAGGAGCCGATCTTGCGACCGCAACACTCCGCTATGTGCTCGACAGCTCTGACTGGAAGTCTAAATCAACGCGGATCGCCCGGTTCGGCGCCGTCGACGGTATTGCAGGCGTCGAATACGACCTGGTTGCTGGGGATGAAGGCGATCCTAACCTGGAGCTGCACATTGCTTACGGAGACGGCTTCTTCTACGACCCAAGATCTTTCGATGAAGGATTTACCGACGCCCGTTACCTCGGTGTTGCAAAGTGGGTCGATGTAGAGACCGCAAAGGAGATGTTCCCCGACAAAGCTGATGAAATCGAGAGCCTGAGGGAAACCGGATCTGACCTGACGACGGTCGCCGATCAGGATCGCGAGAAGAATTGGCTAAATTCGGTTGAGGGAAAGCTTCGCCTGGCGGATCACTGGTACATCTGCAAGGGCAAATGGCGCTGGTGCATGTACATCGGCACCGTCAAGCTGAAAGAGGGAGATTCCCCGTTCATTGACGAGAAGGGCAAGACCTTTCCTCGCTACAGAATGTTCTCGGCCTCGGTCGACCATGACGGGGATCGCTACGGGTTTGTCCGTAACCTGAGATCACCTCAGGATGAGGTCAATCATCGGCGCTCCAAGGCACTGCATCTGCTAAACAGCAAGCGCGTCATTTCGGAAAAGGGCGCCGTGGATGACGTCGAGATTGCTAGACGGGAATGGGCCAAACCTGACGGTTGGATCGAGGTTAATCCTGGCCTGAAGATGGAGCCGGACCAGTCGACGCAGAACGATTTCAGGGGCCAACTGGAAATGCTCCAGGAGGCTAAGAATGAGATTGAGAATTTCGGGCCTAATCCCGCCTTGATCGGGCAAGGACTGGAGGATTCGAGTGGACGAGCCATTCAGTTGCTCCAGCAGGCCGGCGTTGCCGAACTTGGCCCATATCTCAGTGCCTTCAAGAATTGGAAGCTACGCGTATACCGTGACATCTGGAACATCATTCAGCGTCACTGGACCGCTGAACGATGGATTCGCGTTACCGACGATCAGCAGGTTGCACAGTTCTTCCAGATCAACAAGCTGACGTTGGATCAATATGGCCGGCCGGCGATTGTGAACGCCATTGGCTCTTTGGACGTGGACATCATCATCGATGAGGCGCCGGACGCGATCAATATGCAGGGCGACTCCATGATGGTGCTGCAGAGTCTCGGGCCGCAGTTCCTTCAGCAGTTCCCTGAGATTGCGATCGAGCTCTCAGCACTGCCTCAATCGGTCAAGAAGCCGATGCTGGACAAGATCCAAGCGAAGCAGAGCGCGCCTCCGCAGCCTGATCCAACCAAACTGGCTGAGCTGCAGGCCAAGGGGCAGATCGAGCAGAAAAAACAGCAGATGGAGCAGCAGACCGACCAGGCCAAGGCCATTCTGGATGCGCATGCGGCCGCCGGCGATCAAAGCCTTGAATGGCGCAAGGCGCAGTTGCAGGCGCTGACCCAGATTGAGGTGGCGCGGATAGGCGCCAAGACGGATGCTGACAGCTCAGTTTTGGCCGCGAAGCTCGAGGCCGTCCTTGGCTTTGGCCAGATGATCCACGAGAAGCAGGAAAGCGCCGCCGATCGCGTGCATCAGCAGCAGATGGCCGCAAATCAGCCTGAAGGGGCAGACGCATGAAGAAGATCCTCGTATTTCTGGCAGCGCTGCTCTATTCGAGTGCCGTTTTCGCACAAGTTCTCCCGCCGCGCGCCGTACCGATCACGATTTCAGCCGTTGGAACGACTGGGGTCGTCACGGCGACGCTGCCGGCGGCCGTTGGCATGACGACCTATCTTTGCGGGTTCTCGATCCGATCAAACGCGACCGCGGCTGTCACTGGCAATGCGACGGTCACTGGAACGGTGTCAGGAACACTGAATTTCACGCAGTGGGTTGCGCCGGCGGCTTCCGGAATCGGTGTTATCGAACCACCATTTCTGGATTGCATCCCGGGAAGCTCAATCAATACAGCAATTGCGGTAAACTCGATCGCGGCCGGCACCGCTGGCGTCACTTCGGTGAGCGCTTGGGGATATCAACTTCAATGAATCGTTGGCGGCTGACGAGATAGCCGCAAAAGACTACCCGCACGCCTGAGCGAGAGAAGGCACAGCGCAGCACAGCGAGACGTGCAGAAGGAAGACCATGACCACGGAGACCACAGAACCAACCGACGACGAACTGTTCAATGAAGCGATTTCGGACGAGGCGGTAACGCCGGAGCCGGAAACCGTCATCGAGCAGACGCCTGAACCTGAGCCAAAACTCGGTGAGACCGTTAAGGTTGAACCGGAACCCGTCGACAGCCGCATTCCGGCCTGGCGTCGGGAAGAGATCGCCGCGGAGAAAAACCGAGCGGTTGATGAGGCGAAGGCGGTCAGGGAGCAGTTGGCTACGGAGCGTTCCCAGCGGGAGCAACTTCAGCGCCAGTTGGCGGATCTGCAAAAGCCAGTTCCCAAGGAGGAGAAGGCCAAGCCCGATCCGTTGCTTGATCCAGAGGGCTACACGGCGTTCGTCAAGGATGAAATCCGCCAGGAGCTTTTGGCGGAACGTCGAGAAGCCAGTCTGGCCCAGGCTCATAAGACACACGGTAAGGACTTCGAAGAGGCCTATTCGGCTGCACAAAAGCATATCGATCCTGCTCTCAAGGCTCGGATGCAGCAGTCCCGTGACCCCGGCGAGACCCTGATCGAGTGGCATCGTGAGCTTAAGACAAGGGCTGAAGTCGGTAATGATCTGACCGCGTACAAGACCAAACTGCGCGAAGAGGCTCTGAAAGACCCGGAGTTTCGGAAAGCGGCGATGGAAGCTTGGCGCGATGCAGCAACACCAACTGTGAATGGTCGTCCCCGTATCGATCTTGCGCCAACCCTGAGCGGCGCGAGCCGCGCGAATGCACTCCTCAAGTCGGAAAACCAAACTGATCCCTCCGACCGAGATCTTTGGAACGAAGTAACAGGAACCGGCTGACACCACCAACATCCCGACGAATGACCCGCCAAATCGGCGGGTTTTTTATTGGGCGGTGCGCGGCCATTTAGAAAGGACTACGGCCAATGGCCCTCACTGCCAACCACGTCAACAATGAAGTCATCAAATTCCGCAAAACGGCACTGATCGACTTCCTCCGTAAATCCCGTCTGGACCCTTTCATGGGCCCGGATTCTACCTCTCCGATTATCCGCATGTCGGACCTTTCCGGAGACGGCAAGGAAATCAACGTCCCGCTTGTCACCCAGCTCTCGGGCGTTGGTGTCGGCGCCGGCCTTCTGAGAGGCAACGAAGAGCAGATCGACAGCTACGGCTTTCCGATCTGGGCGGACTGGGCTCGTAACGCGGTCGCGAATAACCGGGCCGTGAACAAGGAGTCCTCGTTCTCGATCCGCTCGACGGCGCGTTCCCTGCTCTCGGGCTGGTCGCGGCGCATCGTGCGCGACGACCTCGTGGATGCTTTGCTCTCGATTCCGACCTCTGCTGTTCAGTCTGGGCGCCTCACGGCGGCAGGCGGCGGCAACCGGGTCAATGGCGTGAAATGGGCAAACGCAACCACGGCACAGAAAAACTCGTGGATGCTGGCGAATGCCGATCGTGTCGTATTCGGCTCCGTTATTGCGAACCTCTCGACAACCTTCGCGCTCTCGGTTGCCAACGTCGACTCGACCAACGACAAGATGACGGCAGCGGTCGGCTCGCTGATGAAATCGGTTGCCATGCAGACC